ATCCTGATATGCGCCCATTCTGTAAGAAAATGATAGAAGCAGGCAAGCTATATCGCAAAGAAGATATAGTGTCGATGGAAAATGTAGCAGTTAATCCAGGATGGGGACCTAATGGTGTAGATACTTACGATGTATGGAGCTTCAAAGGCGGTGGAAATTGTCGGCATTTTTGGGAGAAGCGTGTGTTCGTAGATGCGAGTGGTGCGAAAATTAATCCTAATGATCCTGATGCAAACCGAATAGCAGTGAGCATGGCTGAACGCATGGGCTATAAAGTGCGCAACAACTCATTAGTTGCAAAGCTTCCTGAAGACATGCCATACAATGGCTTCCTACCAACCAATCCTATTTACGGCAATCAATAATTACAACTATGGCTGAAGTATTACTAATATCCGAAAACTACGTCAAGAAGTACACGACTGTCAATGGCAGTTTAGATCCTAACTTGCTTTATCCATCCATCTATTTGGCACAGGACAAATGGCTACTTCCCTTTTTGGGAACTGACCTGCTGAATAAGATTAAAGCGGATGTTGCTGCAGGTACGATTAGCGGTAACTACGAAATACTATTAGAAGATTACATTCAAAAGATGCTGCTTTGGTGGGTTATGGTGGATGTAACGCCAAACCTCTGCTATCGCATGGACAATGGAACATTAGTCCAGCGTCAAAGTGAAGACACTGTGCCTGTATCGGATGTTGTAATGAAGGATATGATTGACCGGGCACGCCAAAATGCAGAGCACTACACCACTTTGCTGGTCGATTACTTGTGTGCTAACAGCAGTTTGTTTCCTGAATACTCAACTGCGCAGTGGCCTGACCGTTCACCACGTACAGACGTGACTAATACACTGAATTATCAATTCAGCACAGGCAATACTGCTACAAGCTTTCGCCCTACTTACTCACGTAACATCCTTAATCGCATACCATGAGTGATAAAAAAACACTGAAGCAAGAATACACTGAGCGTTTGCGCAAATACGAGCGTGAACTATCACTAAAATTAAGAGCCAATGTCAGCAAAGAAGCAGACAAAACCAAAAAGTGAGAAGCCTGTAAGTGTTACTTACAAGTCTATCCGCTACTATGTGCAGCTATTCGATGGGTTGTGGTCTATTCCGATAGCGTTTGCGCTGTTCATCATTGCAGGTACACTGAGTGCAGAATATTTTGGAGATGCTTTAATAAGCACCGAATACGTGCAATACATCGTGCTGGCTTCACTCATCATGGTGTTTGCTAACTTCGTTACGTTCTTGGGAATTCGTTTCAATTTTAGGGCGCTACAGCGTGCTGTGTACGATCGTGAAATCAACTATGAAATAAACACCTATCTTACCACATGGCAAAAAGTTGTTTTATATCTGTTGCTTTATGCATTCTATTTTGCTGCATTCCTGTTTATTGTACACATGCTGATGACGGCTACTGCGTAAGGGTAACCGCTTCATCATTTGTAGGCGTTAAAGAGAAGGGCGGTAACAACAAAGGTTTCAATGATGCTGCATTGCAGGTATTGATGAAGCAAGAAGGTTGGTTGCCAGGTTACGCATGGTGCTCCTTCTTTGTCATGGCTATGCTCAATGAGTGTGGCGTGCCTAATACAATCACGGGGTGGTCACCTACTGCGTACAACCAGCGCGATGTGATTTTTACCGATGGCAAATTCAAACAACCGTACAACGATAAGGATGTTCTAGTAATGACGTTAAGTTATTCCGAATTCAAGCGCAAAAGATTCAAGGGTATAGGGCACACTGGCATCGTGGACAGGATAGGCAAGTATTCGGTGCGCACCATTGAAGGCAACACGAACGAACAGGGCATGCGTGATTCACGTTCACGCGATGGAGTGTATTACAAGATTCGCCCACTAACTAAAAATCTACACATTACGCGATGGGGAAAAACACAAAGCTAGTTATCGCAGTGGCTGTTGCAATTCTTGCACTAGCCATAGTGTTCAGCGTGCGCACCTGCAACAAGCCCGTAACAAATCCAGCTATACAAAGGTTACAGGATATCAATGATTCACTCTACCAAATCATTGAAACCAACAACGCTAAAACGGACAGCCTATTCTTAAAAATTGACAGCCTGCAGATTCATCAGGACACCATTATTCAACGCCAACAAATCACTAACGAAATCTATCGCAATGAAACCTATAACATTCTTTCTGCTTCTCCTACTAACGCCACTAATCAGTTCCGCGCAACCCTCAAAAAATCGGACAGCCTACTTAAAGCAGGATTTTACACCCGAACTTACAACCTACGATCAGCAGCTTTTCAATCTGAACTTCAATAGCATGTTGTATTGGTATCGGACTGCGTACGAAATCGACAGTTTATATCAAATGGAACGGCTAAAGGTTACATATTACGCAAAGATTACAGGCATTCAGGCGACGAGTTATGAAACGCTGGCGGAAATCTATAAGAATAAGCAAAGCATTGAAAAGGCTATAAATGCGGAGAAAGATGCGGAGATTAACAAGCTTAAAAAAACAAATAGGCGGTTAATAATTACAAACACTGCGCTCACATTAGGTATCACAGGACTAGCTTTTTCTACTATATATTTTGCAATACTATAGCTATGGAATTCGAACTACGTGATTTGATTACTTTAATAGGTGCTAGTGTATCACTTGCATCACTTTATTTCGCTTTAAAGCGCAGCGTTGATAAGGTAGCCGGGCAGATGCGCAGCATTGAAACGTTCCACAAAAGAGAAATCGAAATGATTAATGATGCGATGAAGGAGCAGAAAACAGAATTGAATTCAAAGAATGCAAAGCTTGAAGGGAAGATTGATTCGATTCAATCACACATAGCGCAGATTAGCACATCACTTGCTGAACTGAACGGCTATTTGAAGGCTAAATAACAACTAATATGGATAAAATAGGTCGTGAAAAGTACCATCGTGAAATACATGATGGAACGGGATTCCTTTCTCATCGCGTTCGCGCAGTGATTGACAAGTACAATCTAGACATGACTGTAGATTCATTAGAAAAAACTTATCGTAGGTGGGTAGAAAAGATGGATGCAAAGGAGAAGAATCCTGTTAGTCCGCTGCACAAGTTAGACAATCACATCTACGATTTTCAAACGATGGCAAATGAGTTAGTGCCTGAATCTGCTAACCCACTTGACCTGCCACCATCACAGGAAGCCAACTATAAACCATTCAAGCTTCCGATAAATCACAACAATATACTTCTGCTATCAGATATACACGTGCCGTATCACAACATACAGGCACTAACGCTGGCATTAAAGTACGGACTTGACAATGATGTAAATACCATTCTGCTGAATGGTGACATCATAGACTTTTATGCTATTAGCCGTTTTGAAAAGGATCCACGTAAAAGAAACTTTGGGCATGAAGTCCTAATGACACGCCAGTTCTTAGGCACGCTACGCAAGCTGTTTCCGAATGCTGCTATTTATTACAAGTGTGGAAACCATGATGTGCGTTATGACCACTATATCATGCGCAATGCACCCGACCTTTTAGGTATGGATGAATTCAACTTTGAATCATTGATGCATTTGGATAAGTATAACATCACTTTTATTCCGGATAAACAGATTATTCATGCAGGCAAGCTAACTATTTTGCATGGGCATGAACTAGGCGCATCCGTATTCAGTCCTGTGAACATCGCACGTGGTCTATTCCTACGTGCAAAAGACAGTGCATTGTGTGGGCATCACCATCAAGCGAGCGAACACACAGAGCCAAACATCAACGGCAAGATTACTACGTGCTGGTCGGTAGCTTGTTTATGCGAACTGCATCCCGATTACATGCCCATCAATAAGCACCATCATGGATTTGCACATGTGAAAGTTTTAGATACAGGCGAATTTGAAGTAAGTAACTATCGCATTGTTAATGGTAAGATTAGATAATGAAAAAGCCCCTGACGTTTCAGGGGCTAGTCCAATCAATAAACAAAAACAAATTAGCAGAGTTACACACTAATAGCGCAAAGATAGCATGAAACGCAAGCAGCATCCAAAAGTCATTCAGCGAAAGTTAGGCAGAGAAAAGGCTGATGGATTGTACTGCGATAACGTGATTGAGATAGATCCAACGTTGCCACCTATGCGCTATATGATAGTTCTCATACATGAATATCTGCACCACATTCAACCAGAGTGGAGCGAAGAAAAGGTGGATGCTGAAGGCGAAGCACTGGGAAGGTTTCTTTGGAAGCAGGGCTATCGTAAAGTGTCACAATAATTCGAAGATTTGTGACATCAATGTAATTCCAATCCTTCAACTATTTCACACATTTCATCGTATAGTTCAGCAATCACTTCAGCTGTCATTCCATCGTAGTTATTCCACTTATCCTTTTTGCGCATCATGTTCATGATTTCGCTAAGTGCATCTTTATACCGGGCAGCGTTCAAAGTGTATTCGTATTCTACTGCTTCTTCAGGTAGATTAAATGTTAGTGTTGCTTTCATTTTGTGCTTTGTTTGGTTGTCCAGTTTCTCCATCAATGTAACCTTCGTTGTAGGCATTAAGTATATTTTCCATTTCCCACGTTTGCGCCTTCATCATAAAGGCATCCAGTTCTATCCATGTTATGTTTACAGATGGACCTTGAAACCTTTTGCGTAAGGCTTTGCTAAGTCTACGCATTGCCGTTTCTTTTTTCTCACTCATAGATATTTTATTTCTTTCGTTAGTGTATACAGTTCTTTATTGACTGATTTGATTTTGTGATTCAGGTTGTTTTTCACATAGGTTGTTTTAGCAGATACAAACATCTGCAGTAGGTTAGTTCGCTCTAGTCTCAGCTCGTCTATTGAGCGCATCTTCTTTGCTCCCATTCATTTTTAGTATTTCATTTTTGACATGGTAATAGTATGCTTTGACGCTGTAGTATTCGCCTGTTCCATCAAAGTCGTTTACGATGTCATCAGGTGCATTTGTCAATGCTTCGTCTACGCAATACAGCGCAGCGTTAATGGCACGCATGTGCATCAATGCTAAATCTCCATGCTGGTCACCAGCTTCGACTATATCAAAATAGTTCGAGTACAGTTGCCATGCCTTTTCTTTTGCTTTCATCTTTTAATTTATTGATTAGTTCTATAACTTGTTCTTTGTTGTAGTAGTGCTGCATTGAATTGCGCACATGGTCTTTGAGTTGGTCGGTCGTCATACTAATCTTCTGGAAATAAATTGCGGCAATATTCCACACCGTGATAGCGATCTATGCTAGCTTTTGTTTCTGTTATTTCAATGTGCCAAAACACACCAAGTTTAAAACCCATGTCGAAGGCTTGGATAATATCCTTGCGGCAATTGGTTTCGGCGTATTGTTTTAAATCATCCATCTGTTCTATGAATTGTTCAGGGGTTAATCTGCGTTCCGCATACTGTTTGAATAAGGCTCGAAAGCCTTCGTCAAAATATTGAACAGCTGTTTGTCTATGGTCTTTGCGTTGTTCTTTCATTGTTCACCTCCTTTGTATGTTTCGTTGTAGTATCTTTTACATGATTCTTCTACACTAGATTCCATTCTCTCATCTATTTCATCCCAACATCCTTGTATATATGCTTGTTCAATCTGCTCACGCTCCATTGGCAAGTACACCTCATCAATAATTTCAATAATATAAGGCATACATTGTTTGTAAGCATCTTTTACTTTAAGCAAGTCAACAAGTGCTTGCATTGCTGTTTGTTTACTCATAGTCCTAAAGTATTAAGGTATTCACGCCACATCGGTACACGCTCCTGAAGCTTTGCGATAGCATCTGCATCAAACTCTATTACCTTTTCGTGGATGCGTTCAGCGATGGGTATATCAAACGCCCATTCATCACGTGGCGTTTCAAGATTTGCATCCGGGTATTCACGAAGGAAACGTGGCATGTCGTATATCATGTTGCGTTCGATGCTCTTTGCCTTCTTTAAGAATACAGGGTCACCTTGTGGATCAATAAGATTAAGTCTACGCGATAGGCGGTACTTTTCATCGTTAATCATTTCGATAGGTGCGCTTACTAGCACGTAGCAGAACGTGGCACGTGGTGCACCTGTTAACCAGCAGTAGGCTTGACCTTGCCAGTAGTAGTCTTTGCTGATATCGTTGGTCTTTGCATCCATGAAGGTATGAATGTCCCAACTTGATTTGATATCAGGCACAGTGATTACTGCACCTGCTTCATCTTTAATAAGCAAATCGGGCGTGCCTTTGATAAAATCATTGGTAAACATTTCTTCGTTCTTGAATACGATTTCACCACGATGCCTGCGCCACATGTCGATAGCATCATTTTCAACAGCTAAACCTTTTTCAATGTACTTGTTACTGATTTCTTTGTACCTGTTGTACTTCTGCTGCACATAGACTTCAAGCAATGCGCTCTTAGTCGTTTCGCTTAAACCTGTTTTCGTTCTTGCATCGGTCATTAGCTTTCCCAGCTGCGATGCTCTAAATAGTGTGTTGTTCATGTTATATTGATTGATGTGGTAAAAATAGCAAATGGTTACAATCTGTAACCACCTGCTATCATTTTTAACATTTATTCGCTAATACCGTACTGCTCTTTCTTTGCGTTCAGTTCATCTGCGACTTCTGCTAATACTTCAGGACTGCATGCTTTGAAGATTTTGTGCAGCTGTGTTAGGTCGGTTGCCTGCTGGATTAGTTCGCGCACATACGCCACATCCTGTTCGTGCCCACGACCAAGCGCACCTTTCAATTTAAATGGCTTGTACGTATCTTTATTCACGCGATTAACGTCACGCCCGAATATTTTACCTAATGACAGTGCAGCGTTTTTCAGGCACTCTGCTTTGAGTTTACCGAATGCAAGGTCCATAGCATTCGCTTTTTTATTATCGGGGTTCAATGCCCATCTATTGCGTTCAGTACCGGTTACACCATCGGGCACTCGATCTACCATGATAATGACTGAAGCTGCACCTACTCTGCGTATTTCGTAACCGCTTATGGGATGTATCACTACCAGGTCAATCGATGCCTGAACTTCGTTAGCTAATACAGCCCATTTGAAATTCTCTGTTCGCCAATGTCCGAAGAATAATTCATCTAACGTGGTTTCAACGTGGCTAATAACCAGCGTGCGTGCTTTCTTATCCGGTGTGGATTCAATACCTGCTTGGTCAGGTTCTGCATTCAGCATCTGCTGAAACTTCTGCAGGGCTTCTAAGTTGTCTTTGTGAAAATTCATGATGTTATTGATTGGATTAGTATTTCATTAGGCAATCGTTTATCTCTTGGCAGTAGCTAAGCACTGCGTAAATGATAATTGCGGCTACGATGTAGCGAATGATTTTGGATGCTGTTTTCATGTGTTTTGTTTTTAATTGATAGGGCAAATGTAGTATAACTTTTTACACACGCAAGTAAAAAAGTGTTAAAATTTCATTTCCGATTTATACCATAAAGGGTACAAAAGTGAAATAACTACCTTCGAATATACCTTTGAGGGTACGCTACGCCCACGAATAGCTGCCGTAGTTCGGGAATAGTTCGAAGTACATGCGCATCATAATAGCATCTGCGTAGTCAGGAGACTTGCCATGCATACGTGCTATTTCATCTTTGCTTATGACTGCAAGCTTTCCATCTGCTTCAGGTGTTCGCCTGCGAATCATATCTAGTTCTTGCACGATTACATCCCGGAAGCGGTCTACTTTGAACACTACTTTATTCTGCTCTATTAGTTCTGCTAGCTTGAAGTAGCATTCTGCTTTTTGATTGCTGAACTTATCGGGCTGCTTCGCCCTACCACCATTAAGAAACCCGCGACACTTTAAGCTATCTACTACACCACCACCTACACCATCTTCATCGCAGATCACATTTGTCAATCTAACGCTGTGCCTATCGCATAGCTGGCGTATGGTAGTGACTACTGTTGTGATAGGTTGCTTTCGCAGTTCGTGAATTTCGATTAGGTGCAAACCATGCCACACGCAAATGACTGTGCGGTCTTTTCCTAGTCGCGCGATATCTGCACTGATGTACTTATCGCCCTTACTTTCTTCATCGCGAAAGCAGCGCACAAGATCATCGTATTGGTAAAGGTTATCTATACTTTCATCATACTCCCAATCTCCGTACAACAGCCTTCGCCTATCCACTTCGGGCAATCGCTCTAGGGTTTCAAGGTAGCTATCCGGTAGGTGTATGTTATCGGTTGCAAGTGATGGAATGAATGCAAGGTGCGCAGGTAGTGATTCGTTTTTGTATGGGGAATAGAATTCATTATACAGCCAACCTTTGGAAGGATTGCATGTGAGCAGCATCTTAGGTGGTAGATTATATTCGCGTAGCTTGTATCGAATACGTGACTGCAAAATGTCTATCGCACGTTTGCTTACCTGCGCAGCTTCATCGACATACGCATCTGTCAATTCCAAACCACCTAACGAATGGAATTCAGGATCCGATGGATAGGCAAACAAGTCTTTTAGAATAATCTCGCTGCCATTAGCAAAGGTTATTACGTGCGTTTGGTTATTGATTGTGTAATGTTCATTAGGCAATAGCTGCAATACATGCGCTACTTCAAAAAATGTCTTTAGCGTGGTCTTCTTGAGCGTGTCTAGTTTGCTTCGACCGATTAACCCACGTGTGCCCGGATATTTAAACCTACGGCTTATCTGCCATGCACATCCGATAAATGACTTCCCAGGCCCTGCTCCACCACCGAAGAGCACAGTGCGTGCCGGGTGTGAGTTACCCAGCACACGCAATGCTTCTTTTTGTTTAGGCAGGTATTCTATCATGTGAACAGCCCGATGTACATGCCCACTAATCCACCGCAAAGGGTAGCTATCATGTCACCGTTACTAAATGGTCTATCATTCCACACTGAATCGTACAATTCTTTTCCAACACCACAGGCGAACACAGCCACCATTGCGAAAGGTGCAGCAAAAATTGATGCAGATAGTGCATAAATGACTAACCCATACAGCGCATGATTAGCTTTGTCTTCAGGTAGGATAGGCAGGTTCATTAGAATGGTAGGTCGTTTGAATTGTCGCTATCGCTGTTTTGCGTTTGCGCTTCACGTGGCTCGCTCATCTTTCCTGAAAAGAACTTTCCGCTTTTTCCTTCTTTAACCCATGCAGCTAGGCGCATCTTCTTACCATTCACCATAATCTCACCTGTATATTCAGGTGCGTTGTTTGTTGTTTTGTTGTTTTTGAAAAGGGTAAACTGCCCTTCTTGCATTGTGTAATTACTCATTGATTTAATTATTTATGATGTTGATGTCTTCGTACATCAGTGAAACTGTTTTTTTGCCACCAAACTCTGTTGTTTCTACTACATCAAAGTTCATTTGCTGGATGCTGTGCCCTTGTATGTACCCGATGTACACTTCTGTTTCATCCGGGTAGTGTGCTAATGCATCCCACAGTTCACCGATAGTCATAGCTTGTATTCGTCTTTATCAGTTAGCAAATGTAATTCTTCAAAGATAAGACGCATTGTTAGATTATCGCTCATTGCAGGGCGCATGCTTCGTCTAGCTGTTAGCACGAACAACTTGCGTAGTAGTTCGGTTTCTTTTGTTTTATCGTATTGCTTCATAAATCAAATAATTTTAGTTGCGATTGCACCAGCGTGAAAGCTTCTTCGTAATAACAGAACTCTGCCCAACAATCACAGCATTGAAAATAACCTTCGATAAAAGTCAATCCATCGCGCACGTATTGTGGCCGTTCAAACCTTCTGCATCCGCAATCAGTACACTTGAAATATACATCGTGCAAAGTGCCTTTGTTGTCGAGATATTGCAGCATCAGTATTCGCTTTGTGTTTCTATCAATTCGCGGTAGCGTTCCTTCCGATATTCAGTAAACTGATACGGCTTGTTCTTATACACCCGGAAGCGCATGTCATTATCCCACGTAGGCAGCGCATCGTATTCGCGCATCAATGCTATTTCAATCGCAGGTGGATTTTCCCTTTTCACTTCGCGTACTGGTTCTTCTTTGATGCTTAGCTTATCTGCTGCCTGCTGCATTGCTTCCATCACTTGCGGATGTTGGAACATTTCGTAGATGTTGTTGTTGGATTGCTGCTCTTGAAGCATGCGTGTTGTAACGTTACCACGTATTGGCATATACTTTAGGATCCATTCAAAGAATACTTGCCCATCGATGCGATTGTACACTGGTCCAAACTCACCTTTCATAGCCATACGGAAGCACACACGCAATTCTTCAATGCGCAAATAGTAGTATTTTTCAATGATAAGTTCAGCAGTAAGCAATAATTGCTGTGCATTCATTGGCTGTTGCAAGTTAAAATACTGCTGACATTCATCCATCAAAGCTACAAGCACACCAATGGCTACTTCTTCACCTTTGTTTTTTCGTAGTTCACTTAGTGCCGGTGATGTCTTCGATGCTAATATTTGCTGCAAGGTGACTTCTGTACTGCTTGCGGAACTCTTCAAGTTCACTAATGCGTTTTGCTCTTTCATCTTGAATTATGTTTTTGGAATTATTTGAAGTTTCGAATTTACTGTTATTTACCATCCAGTTGCGTGCTGATGCTTTCCAATCTTTCATCGGATTGCGCCCCTGCTTCCATCCATTGGCTTCGTAGTAGTTAAAAAATTTTGCGGCCTCGGTGTTTATTTTTTCATCGGTCCATTGCATGTGCTTATGCATTGAATATTCACCCATAAAATTGTAAACATCATTTTCGTTTGGTGGTGTGAAAACACCACGTTTATTGTTTATGGTTTGTGGTTTATTGTTTACTTGTTTATGAATGTCGCAGTTGCTTTCAACATTGCTTTGTACAGTGCTTTCACTTTGCTTTGTCAAGTGCTTCATCAGTGCTTTGTCAAGTGCTTTGTTACTTGCTTTGTCAAATTTTGATAGAGCAATGATATTGCATTGATGCTGATTTACTGCTTTCTTTACCACCTTAACAAAGCCCCATTCAACAAGTTGATCAAAACACTTCTTGTATGTGTTGTAGCTTTTGCATCCCATACCTTGCATGCATTCGCTGGCTGTAATTTGGAATATATCTACCCAACCTAATCGGTTGTTAATCTCAACAAGCCATAAGTACAGAATACCATGTGACGCAGTAACCTGCTCGGGGTGTTCAAAGGCATAGTCAAACCATGACCTAGAATATGAATAGCCATTATTTTTCATCTAGTAATTTTTGTAAGCGTTCTATTAACCTGTTTGCTTCATAATCGGTCATTAAAACATAAACACCCTGACCATCCGTATCACGATATGAAGAAATTAAAATTGCATGATTGATACGATTTGCTTGGACAAAGTTTTGACAATGCATATCCCGGAAGCGATTAGGATTAGCTTCTAATATAGATTTACCTGAATCACGATACATAAACTAAATACCCACCACTACA